AACGCAACTGCTCCAATAGATGTTTTAGATGTTTTCATTAGAGAAACGACAGGATCTGAAACAAGAGACATAGCCATGAGTCGGTTAAGCAGAGCAGAATATTCAAACATTACTGTAAAATCTAGCACAGGAAGACCTAATCAATTTTTTATTGATAAACAGCTTACTCCCAAAATTACAGTTTGGCCTTCTCCAGATTTATCTGATAAATACACCGTTTTTATGAATGTCCTAACCAGGATGGATGATGCAGATTTAGCAACAAACACCATGGACATGCCTTTTAGGTTTTATCCATGCCTAGCTGCAGGTCTTGCGTATTACATATCTATGAAAAGAGCGCCACAACTTACAGGTCAATTAAAAGCAATTTATGACGAAGAGTTTGATAGAGCTTTATCTACCGATGAAGACAGAGCTTCGTTTATGATTTCTCCAAATCTTAGAAGTTACAACAACGCCTAATGGCATTTGCATCACAAAAAAATGCTTACGGAATATGTGATATCACAGGATTTCGCTATAAAATAAGAGACATGAAAAAAACATGGGACGGTCTTTTGGTTGGCCCAGATCAATGGAGTCCCAAACATCCACAACTATCACCAAAGTCTGCTCCAGCAGACAAAGAAGGCATTAAAAATGCTAGACCAGACACAAGTGATGATAACAATGTTTTTTTGGTTTATAGTAATGTTGGGAGTGGTAAATTAGGTTCTGTGCTAAAAACTTTTGAAGTAACATCAAGCATAGGATCAGTTACAATAACAACATGAGTTTTACATTATCAACATTAAAAACATCAGTTCAAGACTATTTGCAAGTTTCTGAATCTACTTTTACCAATCAGCTTCCTAGGTTTATAAAAGAAGCAGAGGATAGGATTTTTAATTTAGTACAGCTACCAGATCAAAGAATAAATGTTCAAGGGGTTTTAACGGCAAGCAACAGGTTTTTAGCTACGCCAACTGATTTTTATGCACCATTTAGTTTGGCTGTAATATCTAACGAAACTTACGATTACTTAGATTTCAAACACCCTTCTTTTATTAAAGAATATTCTCCTTCATCGACAAGCACTGGGAAGCCAAAGTATTATTCTTTGTTTGACGACACATCGTTTGAACTTGCTCCAATACCAGACGCAACTTATACTATTGAATTACATTATTTATATAAACCAGCCTCGTTAACGAGTGGTAGTGACAGCGGTACAACATTACTGAGTTCTGATTATCCAGACGCATTGTTGTATGGTAGTTTAGTAGAAGGTGCTATTTTCTTAAAAGAACCGCCTGATGTCATTGGCTTGTTTGAGGCTAGATTCAAGGAGGCGGTAAACAGAATGAAAACACTATCCGAAGGTCGCGGAACGCGTGACCAGTATAGATACGATCAGTTGCGTACTGGCGTATCGTAAATGAAACCAATTAAATCCCTCGAAGGCAAGCGAGTAGCCATTATTGGTCTTGGCTTATCACAAGTAGATTATGCGATTGGTTTGCAAAATGGCAGAACTTGGGATGAAACCTGGACGATTAATTCTGCAGCCGGTGCATACAGAACAGACAGAATGTTTATGTTAGATCCTGCAAGTCGATTTTTTGATAGTAACGATGCTGGCAGACAGACAAGCGTGGTGACTAAAGTGTTGACAGAAGCCAAGCACCCAATATATACCTGCGAATTAGATTCCAGAGTACCAAAAGCAGTTGAGTTTCCGTTGCAAGAAGTTTGTGACGCTACAGGATGCGCCTATCTAAATACTACCGTGGCTTACACGCTTGCTTTTGCAATGTGGAATAAAGTTGCTGCTGTAGATCTTTTTGGTATAGATTTTTCGTATTCACAAAACTTACACTTAGCTGAAGCCGGAAGAGCCTGTGTTGAGTTTTGGATTGCAAAAATGATGGATGCAAACATAATAGTTGGAATTAGCACTAGATCTACAATATTAGATATGAATGTTGCTGCTACCGATAGGCTGTACGGTTATCATAGATTAAAAAAACCTCTTGTTGCAATACCCCACGAAGGCAAGTTTATTATTGGGCCTTACGAAGAAATTAATGAGCAATTAGCTAAAAAAGGTTTAAAAATTAATGAGGATGTTGCTCCACCAGAGCCATACAAAGGATGAGCGATAGTTTTATACAATTAGGTCAAGTCAGTGTGCATACAACTGAAAATAAAGGTCACGATCCAGAATTTTGGGCAGCACAGGCTACAAAAAAAATATGCTCTATATCTATGGACCAACCAGAGCATATCAAACAACAGGCTTTAGCTTTCCAAAACCAAGTTTATACTGTAATCTTGTATACAATACAGAACGCAATAAATTCAAACAATGTGACTAATGTTAATTTATTAAGGCAACAAGGCCATGAAGACATGGCTAAGATAATAAAGGAGCTTTAACATGGCAATCACATCAGCAATCGCAACCAGTTTTAAACAACAAATTCTTGTAGAAGGACACAATCTAACCAATGGAGCAGATTCCATTAAGTTAGCACTCTACACATCATCAGCAAGTTTAGGTGCAGGAACTACTGTATTTGTAACCACAGGACAGGTTAGTGGTACTAATTATTCATCAGGTGGAGCAGCATTAACAAATGTCACACCAACAACATCTGGTACAACCGCAATCGTAGATTTTGCAGATTTAACTTTTGGTACGGCCACAGTAACAGCCAGGGGTTGTTTGTTGTATAACACAGCAAATGGTAACAAAGCATTGTGTGCCATAGACTTTGGTGGAGACAAAACAAGTACAGCAGGTGATTTTACTGTAGTTTTTCCTGCAGCAGACGCATCAAACGCTATTATTAGATTAGCTTAAATTAATTTTAATAATGGTAGAGTCAAGTTATGCCACTAACAAAATTTAATTTTAAGCCAGGAATAAACAAGGAAGAGACTGACTATTCAAACGAAGGTGGTTGGGTAGACGGAAATCTTATTCGCTTTAGAAAAGGTCGAGTTGAAAAAATTGGTGGCTGGATAAAGAAAAGCGCCAATGTTTTTTTTGGCGTAGCCAGAGCATTGCACAGTTGGATTTCTTTAGGATCTGAGCGTTACTTAGGCATAGGCACAACTTCAAAATATTACATAGACTCTGGCGGTAACTATAACGATGTTACCCCAATAAGAGCTACCACAACCAACGGAATTGTTTTTGCAGCTACAAATGGCTCAAGCGTTATTACAGCTACTGATTCAGACCACGGAGCTGTGGTAGGTGATTTTGTAACAATAGCAGGAGCTGCTACTTTAGGTAGCGGAGGCAACATTACTGCTGCTGTTTTGAACAAAGAGCATCAAATTACTGGGGTGGCTACTGCCAACACATTTACATTTACAGCATCTGCAACAGCCAATGGTAGCGATACTGGTAACGGTGGTGCTGGCGTAGATGGTGTGTATCAAATTAATTCAGGACTTGATGTGTATGTTCCTTCTGCTGGTTGGGGTTCTGGTACATGGGGAGCAGGTACATTCGGCTCTACAACAGCATTGTCAGCAACCGGTCAACTTAGATTGTGGACTCACGATAATTTTGGTGAAGATTTAATAATTTGTCCAAGAGCAGGTGGAATTTTTCGTTGGGTTGAAAACAATGGAGTAAACGCAAGAGCTGTTAGTCTTGCTACAACCTCTGGTGCTAATTTAGTCCCAACGGTTGGCCTTCAGGTAATTACATCTGAAACCGACAGGCATTTGATAGTATTGGGAGCAGACCCTATATCCGGTAGCGCAAGAACCGGAGTCATTGATCCAATGTTAATTGCTTTTAGCGATCAAGAAAACGCATTAGATTTTGAACCTTTATCAACAAATTCAGCAGGATCTTTAAGGCTTTCTAGTGGCTCACTAATTGTGGGCGGCATGAAATCAAGGCAAGAGGTGTTGGTTTGGACAGACACAAGTTTGTACAGCATGACTTTTATTGGGCCTCCTTTAACCTTTGCTATTAACTTAATTAACGAAGGCGCTGGATTAATTGGGCCTAAAGCTGCAGTCAATGCACCAAACGGTGTATTTTATATGTCTAAGAATTCTTTTTATTACTACAACGGTTCTGTGCAAAAGCTTCCTTGTTCAGTTCAAGATTATGTTTTTTCAGATCTAAATTTAACCCAAGCTTACAAATGTCATACAGCATTAAACAGTGAGTTTTCAGAAGTGTGGTTCTTCTACCCATCTCTAACAGACAACACCGAGGAGATATCACGATTTGTTATATACAACTATGAAGAAAATATATGGAGCATTGGATCTTTGGTTCGCTATGCTTGGCTTGACACAGGCATTGAAGACAAGCCAGTAGCGTCTGGTCCATTGGGTTCTGATAATTACATTTATCAACACGAAACTGGTTTTAATGACGATGACAATGCAATGGAAAATGTATTTATTGAATCGGCTGACATAGACATAGCCGATGGAGATAATTTTGCTTTCTTGAAAAAAGTTATCCCAGATGTTTTGTTTGACATAGAGTTAGGCTTTAGCGTTACCCCTGCCATAAATGTGGTTGTCAAAAGGAGAGACTTTAATGGGCAATCTTTAATTACAGACTCTACTGTACAAGTAACCAACACATCAACTTTCTCAAGTCTAAGAACAAGAAGCAGGCAGGTTGTATTGCGGTTTGAGTCAGATGACGACAATACAGTTACTGATACAAAAAATTATAAATGGAGATTGGGTTCAGCTAGATTAGAGGTTCAGCCATCTGGTAGAAGGTAATGGGTAAGTTACTAGAGACTAGGCTGCCTTTAGCACAAGGAGAAAATGTATCTACAGAAACTTTCAATCGTTTGATTCGTGTAATAGAATTAAACTTAGGAAGATTTGATACGACTGCCACGCCTCAATACACAGGCAGTCAGCGTGATTCTTCTTCTTTTGCTGCTGGAGATGTAATATGGAATACTACAACAGAAGAGCTACAAGTGTATGATGGAGATAAGTGGATTAATTTATCGGTTGGCCCACAAGTCGGATTAGAAGCAAAAGTTTCTTTAGGGGAAGTAACAGTAACCTTAGATGGTAATGTTACAGTAAATATAACAGGACCAGTCTATGGTTGGAATGTAGAAAAATGGTACACATGATATTATTAAAGTGGGTGCTACAATGAGCATAGATGCAATTAAAATATATAGGTTAAGAATATGGCAAGTTTAAATGAAATGATGCAACAAATGAACGATACCAAGGGCGTTGGTCTACCAGCCTCAATAGGTTCTTTGTCTAGCAATCCTTATATTTCTCCTAGCGACCTAAATGGTTCTGTTTCTGGCGCTTTTATAACGCCAAAAAAACTCAAAGAACAAGCATTACAAAATTTAAGATCTGAATCTGGTGCTGCTATATCAGAAGATGAATTG